CTGTACATTTGCCGAAAACTGTGGTAGAATATATCTGTAAGCAAAACTACTGCAAAATTATATTATGAAAATCAATCCCAATCGCAAACCAACTTATCAATTCACCGTCGACATGAGCAGTGAAGAGGATATGGAATCGGTTCGAACATTCCGAAAGAAGTTTTACGGAACTGGAAAATACGTTAAGCTCCAAGGTCGTTGGGGTAAGAACAATCCCAACTACACTCCGAATATATCGTGGCATGGTGGTCACCAATATTTCGTACCACTTGGCGTTGCTTCTCATGCCGATGTTTATGTTTACGAACGAAACGATTGATCGCGCGGAGAATTCTTAATCTCTTAACCACCTATTATACTTACTATGAAAATCAAAGAGCTCGCCCCGAAAATCTTCGCAAAAGAGCACCTGTATTATGAGCAAATCCTCGAGGCAAAAACTTGGTCTCAGGTTGCTGTACTACATCACGCTCAGGAAGTTTCCGATAAACACTGGCTAAGATATTTAGAATCTATTGGGTTGGATGCACTCCAAAACACCCGCGATACGATCGCGGAATTAATTCGAGAAGCTCGCAACGGAACTTTAGTATATTTTGATGAGTAAGACACGACTACAATCTGCTAAGGAAAGGGCACCGGGCATACCACCCAACACATGCCCTTATATAGATTCAATTATTGAAATACTTGACGATTTTGAACTGACTCAATACGGCGTTGACTCACGTAGAAAAGAGATTATAGTAACTACCCTTGAATATGTGAGAGAATCTAATTCCAGCTTGAGAGAATCAAGCAAGTTTTGGCACGATGAATTTGTGAAGGTAGTGAAAAGAATCTAAACACATTAAAGAATAACAATCTTATGAGGCGGGAAAAGACTATCGAAGAATACAATAAGCAGCAAGCGATCCGAGCTTGGAATGCTCGTTTCCGCGTTCCTCCTGTTTTCACTAACAGATGGACAAAAGAAGACTGGAAAAAGTGGAACGAAAGCCGCTTACCCCTTCCGCCGTTCGAAGAGTGGAAAGAATCTAAACACGTTAAAGAATAACAATCTCATGAGGCGGAAAAAGAAAAAGAAGAAGCTGGACAAATCAACTCTTGGTCTTCGTAATCTTGTCCGCCACCCAATGGCACCACCCACCAAAAAGTTCAAGGACAAAAAGAAAGAACAAAGCAAGCGTCGGTGCCGCGACTAATTTATATTATGGCAAAACTACTAACACTCTTCTCTAGGGCATCCACAGGTGCTTTAAGAGAATGGACTATTGAATACAACGATACCGCATACCGAACCCACTCGGGACAAGTTGGCGGAAAGATAACAACCTCTAAGTGGTATGGCGTTAAAGCCACAAACGTTGGCCGAGCCAATGAACGTGGTGTCGCAGAGCAAGCTGAGTTTGAGGCCATGGCCAAGTTCCAGAAAAAAGTTGATGCTGGCTATACTACGGATAAGACAGCGGTTGATACTTCGGTTAAATTTATCTCTCCAACTCTCGCAAAGAAGTGGGAAGATCGTAAGGATAAGATCGAGTATCCCGTTTTCTCTCAACCAAAGCTTGACGGAATGCGTGCTGTCATCACCAAGGATGGCGCCAAGAGTCGGAATGGAAAGCCATGGGTAACCATTCCCCACATCTTAAAGTCTCTTGAGCCCGTGTTTAAGGCCTTTCCCGATCTTGTACTTGACGGTGAGCTTTATAACCACGAGTATAAGGAAGACTTTAATAAGATTTCTTCTCTTGCTAAAAAGACTAAACCGACCGAAGAAGATCTCGAAGAATCCGCAGAAAAGCTGGAGTTCCATTGGTACGATATTGCCGATTCAAGTAAAAAGTTTGCGCAAAGAACAGAAGATCTGCAATCTGTTTACAAAGAGTTCAACCTAATGGATAGCGGGATCAGAATCGTAGAAACAAACTTTCATAAGTCGGAAGCTTCTGTTGACTCCGCTTATAAGGACTATGTTGATCGCGGATACGAAGGACAAATGATTCGTGAAGATATTCCTTATGAATTTAAGCGAAGCAGTGGTTTACTAAAGCGTAAAGACTTTCAAGACGAAGAGTACCTCATTCTTGACATCTGTGAAGGAAAGGGCAATAAAGCGGGCATGGCTGGATATGCCATTCTCGAGACTGAAAACGGAGAAACCTTCCATTCCAATATCAAAGGACCTCACGACTTTCTAAAGGACCTGTTGGTCAATCGGGACAACTACATCGGTTCTTATGGCACTTGCACTTTCTTTAACCTCACTCCCGACGGAGTTCCACGCTTTCCTTATCTTACGCGTTTGCGGGAAGGGAAATCAATAGACTAATTTTTTTATTTACATTCTTATTAAACTGTGATATAATATACATTATGGCAACCAAACGAAAAAAATTCTTAGACCGACGTGGCGAAGTGGCCGCTGTTGATTTTAAGTTCACCGGAAAAGAACCTTCTTGGACTGATGCGGAAAGTATCAGCATTGAAGATTACAACGATCGAAAAAGTAAAGCTTTACTCTGCTGATATGCGACCATGGGTAATTGATTGGATGCAATCCAATGGGTATGACAAATCAGACGTTTCAGCAATTAAAGGTTTACCGCCAACTGCCGTTGTAAGTACGGTTGGTAAACTTGTGCGAATGCTCCAACGCGGAATGCCGGACTGTCATCCCTCCGCTTCAATATCCACGTCAGCTTCCAAGTTTATTCACGATCATCTAAAAGATGCGATTAAAGATTATCATTTTTTAGCTGCAGAGAAAAAGTCTCAAGGCGAAGAGGATGACTCAAAACCCAAACCTGTTGTTAAGACTCCTCTTCAAAGATTGGAAGCCAAAGTTAATAACGAAGTAATTGTCCATCTCGAGGAACTTCTTGATAAAGTTGCAGAAGTTGAATCAGGTGATACGCCAACAAAAATGCCTTATATGGATGTAAGCATGTTGTTACGCAGCGCAGGTATTCCCGCTAAAGGCGCTAAGTTTGTTGTTGATTGGTTAACCACTCATCACGCTGAGTTTAAGGCTGCGGTGGATCGTACTTGTCCAGATGCAGTTGAAGGTTATTCTTATTTGCGAAAGCCTCAACTAAATCGAATTGTTGCTAACTTTGAAAAGATGATCGACGGAGCTGCTACTCACTCTAAGGTTAAGAGTACACGCCGACCTCGTGTAAAGCGACCAAAGGCTGCAGACAAGCAAGTTGCTCGTCTTAAATATTGCCAAGAGGATGATACATATTCGTTGCAAAGTATTGATCCAATCTCCATTCCTTTTAGCCAAAGGGTATACGTATTCAATACCAAGTACCGTCAACTAAGCATCTATCACTCAAGTACACCTAGTGGATTTAGTGTGAAGGGAACAAGTATCAAAGAGTTTGATCCTGATAAAAGCGTCACGCTGACCTTGAGAAAACCAGAGGATGTACTCCCGCTGATTCTTTCGGGAACCGTGAGGAAAATCGACAATCTCTTAAAGACGCTAAAGACAAAGCCACGAAAGGCTACCGGCAGAATTAATAACAACACGGTATTGTTAAAAGCATTTGACAAAGCATGAAAAAGAAAGAAATTGAAGAAGCACTAAACCTTCCACTAACTAAAGAAGAGTTTATCAGTGAGGTAGAAACACTTGTCCGTAGGGATGAGATGGGTTACGTCGAAGCTATTATACATATTTGTGAAGAAAGGCAGTTTGATCCTGAGGACATTACTTCCTTTATTAATGGTCCCTTAAAAGAAAAGCTCAAACTTGAAGCCGTAAAGAACAACGTACTTAAAGGTAAGAAAAGTAATACGGCAACCCTGTTATGATTACACTTAGCACCGAAAGCTGCACTCCTATGGATGCATGGAGTACATTCACCGCAATGTCACTTCACTTTAATTCTGAAAGAGATTACGATGCCTTTAAGTTTAACTTTAAGGGTCCAAGGTGCAAGCGTGAAACATTCATGGGTCATAAGAATAGGTATCAGTTTGAGAAGCTGGCCAAGGCTTATCCAAAAAGAAACGACGTAATTCTTTACTCCCTTGCAAACATTCTTGCTGGCAATAAATGGATTGGCGAGTGTAATGAAGGAGCGTATAATACGTGGACTGGAAAGATCCAAGCACTTGATTACAACTTCAAAACAGACGTAGGAACACTTGGGGAAGAAGCCAAAAAGGAATCTCTGACATTTGATCAGTGCTTTATTCCTGCTGATCTTACCGAGTCTCCTTTGATATATAGACTATATGTTGAGGGCAAAATGTCCATCGAGACACTGGTCATATTTGAAAACATGCTAAACTTTACCTCTCGTCTTAATAAAGAATTAAAAGATCCTTTGGACGTTTCAAAGGGTACCTCCTTTCTGGTCTCTAAGTATGCTCCGTTTTTGGTTCATGCCGCAGACCTGAAAAAATATACAGAAAATGTACTTTCTGTATTTACAAAATAGCGATTATATGGTATAATATACTCGCGCTACAATACAACGCAATACAACGTAATACAACGCAATACAACATATGTCATTCGATAACCTAAAAGCAAATCGTCAAGCTGCCATTGGTAAGCTTGTTCAAGCGGCCGAGAAAATCGGGGGAAACGCCAGTAAATCTAATTACGGCGATGACCGATTTTGGAAGCCAACAGTAGATAAAAGCGGAAATGGATACGCGGTAATTCGCTTCCTTCCCGGTAAAGAAGGAGATGATCTTCCGTGGGTCCGTTATTGGGATCACGGGTTTCAGGGACCAACAGGTCGCTGGTACATCGAGAACTCCTTGACAAGTATTGGTAAAGATGATCCTGTTTCCGAGCTTAACAGCCGTTTGTGGAACAGTGGGGTTGAATCTGATAAAGATTTGGCGCGCTCTCGCAAGCGTCGTCTTCACCATGTTTCAAATATCCTTGTGGTATCTGATCCAGGCAATCCTGAAAATGAAGGAAAGACTTTCCTTTACAAGTATGGTAAGAAAATCTTTGACAAGATTATGGACGTTATGCAGCCTCAGTTCCAAGATGAGCAAGCGGTTAATCCGTTTGACTTTTGGGAGGGTGCAAACTTCAAGTTGAAGATTCGTAACTTCGAAGGTTATCGTAACTATGATAAGTCTGAGTTCGATTCGGTTTCTCCACTTTACGAAGGTGATGAAGGTCGTCTTCGTGATACATACGAGAGTCTTTATGAACTCGCTCCGTTTACAGATCCTTCGACATACAAGTCGTATGAAGATCTTAAGCGTAAGCTTATTGAAGTTCTTGGCGAGGAAGAGGTTAACGGTGATGCATCAGTGAGTAATCACACGACCGTTAACGAACCTTCAGCCCCAGGACTTGATAAGGTTGAGGATGAAATCCCTGGACTGGGCTCCGAGGCCGCAGCTCCGGAACCTGCTCCGGTTGAAGAAAGCGGAGGCAGCGATGACGACGATACCTTGTCGTATTTCGCTCAGCTTGCTCAACAGTAGGTCGCCTCGAGATAAGAGAAACCCCGTGGTTGTTAATTCAGCCACGGGGTTTTTTTGTTTACATGGCCAAAGCCGAACCGCTCAACACAGGCGGTGAAGCCGTGGATGTATTATTTGTTTGACTTGACGTGGTTGTATTGGTAACATTACCTCCGTTGTTATTCACAACAGTTACTGAACTGCCTCCAGTCATATTACCTGCTTGCGATAAAGCTTCCCCAACTGGAGCTACCAACGGAATCAAGATCGGAGGGTTTTCAACGCGGTCTGGAGCTGCTTCAAATTCGCCATCTACTGGAGGATCTGTAACACTGACTAAATTACTATCAGCTGGTAAAAGAAGTCCGCCTTCGACTCTACTAAAAGATAATTTTTCGATAAGCGTTTCAAACATATCAGTTACTGCTTCAAATCGCTTTGCGATGTTTGTAAGAGCTGTAGTGTCAAATACAATTTTGTCGCGATCCGGTTCAGCTGTAGTATCAATTACATTGTTGTCGGGATCTGGTTCTGGTTCTTTTGATTTGAATGATATCTTTGACAATATATTGTCGAATTTCATTTTTGCCGACATCCCGATGTTCAATGCTATATCTGACAAACTCACTTTTGTAAACTTTTGAAGTTCTTTTAGTTTGTCTATAAAACGATCTAGGGAGTCGGCCATGTCATCGAATTTACCAGACTCGAGTTTTTCAAACGAGTTCGTGATCGAATTAATTCCCTCCGCAGCTTCATTCAATTCAGAACCTTTATCTGCAAGCTCCATGAATTTCTTTATAGGATCTCCACCAAAGAAGCTGACCAACCCGCTAATGGCTGAGCTCCCACCAAAGGCAAGAAGTGCAGCGGCCACTGCCGCAATACCCGTACCTGCAAGGATAAGTCCTGGACCTGCATCGGCCAATCGACTAAATTGATCTATAAACCCTGTTAGAAGAGCTTCCGAGGCGGCCGCGATCGCATTAATTCCCTTCGCGGCTTCATTCAATTCAGAACTTTTATCTGCAAGCGCTATGAATTTCTTTATAGGATCGCCGCCGAAGAAGCTTAGCAAGCCCCCCAAGGCAGAACTTCCTCCAAAAGCAAGAAGCGCGGCAGATACCAATCCAATACCTGTGGCTGCAACTATAAGGCCTGGACCTGCATCGCCTAATCGAATAAGTGAGTCAATAAACCCAGTTAAAAAGTCACCTACTGCCCCGATTACAACACTTACTGCGTCTCCGAATGCTTCAATAAACGGAGACATTTTCGCTAAAGCTTCACCGAATAAATTGAACGCGTAAGCTGCTGGAATCATTGCTGCACCTAATGCGGCAATGGCTAATGCACCAATGAATATTGCAGGAGCGATAAATGATAGTCCAAAGGCGGCAGCACCCAAGAGCGTTAGCACCCCAATACCTATTCCTACACCCTTCCAATTAACATCCGAAAACATACTAAAGGCAAACGCCGCTGGTATTAAAGATGCTCCTAATGCAGCAATAGCAAGTGCTCCTACGAACATTTGCTTGGCCGATTTGCCTATTAGTTTAGCCCCAACGGCAAGTATACCTAAAGTTGCAACGCCAAGTGCCACTTGTGCGAAATCAATGCCAACAAATTGTTTAAGTGCAATTCCGGTAACTGCCAATGCACCCCCCAAAGCAATAAGAACTCCTGCACCAATCAAGTATTTTACATTAGAGATTTTCTCTAGTCCTTTTCCAAGTCCAGTTAAGAGTCCTTCAATACCTTTACCAATTGCTGTACCTACACCACCAGCTAAAAACCCAAGGATTCCACCTCCCTTTCCGGTATCAAATGCTTCTGTTTTAATACCTGTGACTGAAGGTTTTAAATCATCTGCTTCTTGTTTTGCTTCCTTTTCAGCTCTGGCCTTACGCCGAGATTCTTTCTCAGCTAATTTTTTTTCCTGAAGAGCCAACTTAATTCTTTGACTTTTTGAAGCTTCCGAGGTATCTAATATCGCTTGTGTAACAGAGGCAAATCCCACTTTAAATGACGATATGATTCCAACGTAGTTCTTTTTAGCTTGAGACAATGCTTGAATTTCTATATTAACCAATCGATTCAATGAAGTTTCCATGCCGGCCAGATAAGCATCTGATACCTCTCCTGCCATGATAGTTTCATCAGTGAGCTCTTTTAATTTATTAACTACATCTTTAAGTGTCGTCATAATCGTGGTGGTAATTCTAACTAATTAATGATTTTGGTTTTTTTGCCTTTGCTCTTCTTCTTCAATCCAGTCGATAAGAAGTGCCACGTAAATTTCCCTCTCCCATGGTATCATGTTTTCTAATTCGGTTAAGCTATATTGATGATGTTGCATCAAAGCAAAATTCGTTTTGAACAGATTCATCAGTGATTCATGTGAGAGGCTTACACGAAAAAACTTTCAATCCCGGTTAAAATTTTCTCATTCTTAGTTCCGCATTTTTGGCAAGTAAAAGAAACTGTTTCTTGGAGTTTAGGAGCTCCAGTAACTACTTCTTCTAGCTTCCCAAGCTGGTCTTTATTAAGACTTTCAATAAATTCTTTTATGTCAGATTCCGAAGCTTCGGCAATTGGATACACATTGTTTTCATCGTAAATGTTTTCGATTGATGCAGCAATTGAAGCAGTAAGAATATCACCTTTATCTTTTTTCTTAGAGATGGAAATAAGGTCGCGTACTTTAATGTATTGAGGAACAATACCAATCTCTTCGGTTAACTGAATTTTATTTGGAAGGGCCGCTCCCTCTGTAACTTCAATGGAGTCGAGATTGACTATAACTTTATTAACTTCTTCGCACTCATCGCATTTGATACCAAGCTCGGCTTCTTCACCGACGCTTTTAGCTCTTAACTTAAGAAAGATATATTCCAAATCAAAGGAAGCCAGATTGGATATGTTAGCGTCGCCAAATGTACAAGAAGAGACAATGTCTTTCATTGCCATTAGCAAGTCAGCTTCTTCACCAGCTTCTTGAGCAATTAATAAAATCTTTTCTTCTTTAACAAGGAAAGGGCGGTAGCTAACTTCCTTTTTTGTTGAAGGAATGGTTAACTGATATTTTGGTGTTTCTATCTTTGGTAGATTCATAGTATTATATATATCAACTATCTCCTGGAAGCTCCAGATCATCATATAAGAAGTCAACAGAAAGTGTTGCTAAACCAGCTTCAGTAGAATCAAAACTTAATTCAGAGACTCCCTTTGGAAAACAATTTTTTAGTTTGGCTTCGTAAATTATAGTTTCTTCTTCACCGTTAGCAAGTTGTCTTACTCCAATATCACACTTATATTGATTCGGATACGCCACCAAATAATTCTTTTTTGTCATTATTTTGTTTAACCATTTGTCAAATATGGTTCTTGCAAAATAGTCTTGCGTTAGTGCGAAGTTAATTTTGAATCCGCTATTTATATATCCCGATACAAATGGCGTATCTTGTCTATAAAGCCCGTAATCAAAAGTGGTAAGTGTTCGAGTAGGAAGCGATGCGGTAGTAACTAATACCTCTAAGTCTCTGATTTCTGTACCGCTTACTTCAATAACACTACTTATAGCGGACAAGTCAACTTCAAAACGATTCGTTCTAGCAACTCCTCGTTTTGAGATAATACTTTTTAAATTATTAATAGATCCTTTTGTATGTGGTTTTGCATCTGCCATAACTGATTATCGTCTTGAAATAATTTTTTTGGATTCTCTCCAAACACGCTGTTTTGGTTTTTTCTGAAATCTTTCGGTCGGTAAAAATAGTACCGGCTCCCAATATTTTGAAGGTACATTGATAATTTTTGTACTTATCTTTTTAGTTAAGTAATGTTTCCAACAAGGGGTAAAGAATTTAATTTTGCCTCCTGCATTAGAAAGGTTTTTATATGAAATAAAAAATCTATCCATCTCGTCATCAGTCGAATCTTTAAAGCGCCTTGTCATTAAAGCATCAAATAGTTTTGCCCTTCTACGCAAATCTAAATAGTGCAAATTAATACCATAAAACCCTCCTTTAGCTTTCCCAACCATGATAATAAGGGGAAATGTATCGTAATAAGGAAGCGTTTCTTTGAGCTTGGGGTCGTAACCATACATATACATTCTACCCTTTAAAGCCCTTGGTGCAGGTTCAAGTTCATCCGATCTTAGCAATTTTTCTGGAGTTGCGCCAAACATTCTTTTAACGTTTCGACGGAACCAGGCAAGAGAAGCCGTTGCATTTTTCTCGTAAATGCCTTTAGCTTCTGCTTTGTTAACAATGCTTTCGAATGAAGTCCATTTCGCCATACATATCTATTTATATGAAAAACGTCACGTCAGGAGTTTTATTCCAAGACCTTTTATTATATCTTCGTGCCAAACTTCAAAGGTCCAACCACGGTCTGCGCAGTATTCAGTGGCGGCTTCCCACTTACTTTGGTTCTTGACGTAGGTCATTACCTCAGTTATATACTTTTTTGTTTTACGGCTACGAGGTTTAGGCTCAACTGTTTGACTCTTGGGCTTGATTTCAATAAGGTATCTTTTCCCACTTTTGAACTCTATAAATAAATCCACGAAATAGCGGTGCGATTTGCCATCGGTTCTGCAACGATAAGGTATGACTATTTCCTCCGAGCTCCATTTGGCGACAGAGGTGTTGTCATCACACCACCGAAACACTTGTCGTTCCCACATGCTACGATACTTTATCGCGGAGACATCTCCTGCGTATTTCTCACGATTTTTTGGTTTAAAAGATCCACTATAATATTTCATTCTTGCAGAATTATTTATAAATAGTAATATGAGTTTTAAGGATGTGACAACAAAAACATTAAATACCGCTGGGGATATATCAAAAGCAACCGGCCTAGAACAAGGTGCCGCAGGTACATTTAGTAAAGTTATTTTTCCGTCATCGCTAAACTCCGAAGAAGGTCTTCGTCCAGTGGTGAAGTTTTTATGCATTGGAGGCAAAGGGCATAAAGAAGGAACTATTATTCTTCCAGCGCCAAGTTCTTTTGCTACTGCTGACAGCGCGCAATATGGCGATACAGAGTTGGGATTTGGTGCTAAACTTGCAATGGATTTAACCCGTTCAGCCACTTCATCCGAAGGACGAGCGGAATTGGGATCACAAATTGAGGATATTAAGAATAAAAGCATTGATGGGATGAAAGGCCTCATTACAGGAGATAATAAAATGGAAAACCTTAAAGATTTAGGAAAGGATCTCGCACCTGGTGCAACTTTAGCTTTAGGCGCGAAGATGCAGTCCCTCGATGGAACGGGAATGAGTGGAATAGGTAAAGGCATTGCAATGGCGATTGGTGCGACGTTTAATAAAAATGTTACTACCGAATATACTTCTGGATCTACGCGAGGATTTAGTTTTAGCTACGAGCTTATTCCTTCAACACCAAATGAAGGCCAGGATATACACAATATGATTGTTGCTTTTCGCGAAGCAATTTATCCCTCCACAGCAAACTTTGGATCAGTATTATTGTATCCTCCTAAGTGGAAAATAGAATTTAAAGAAGAAGCTTCAGGAACTGGAGCAAGGCTTACTAGTTTTCCAGCGCTTGCAGAGTGTTATTTAGAATCGTTTACAACGACATACAACGGCAATAATTCGTTTCACACTGATGGCCGGCCAGTTAAAACGGATATTCAACTTTCCTTTAAAGAAGATCGCACCCTTACTTTGGACGATATTAAAGAGCTGGAAGCCAGCCGATAAATAAATTTTACAAATAAACAACCCATGGCTATAGATTTTTTCGATACTTTTGGTAAAACTTCTTATGATTTTACCGGAAACAACGGTAACGCGCTTGTGACCAATTTCACAAAGCAAGTTGTTGCGATTAACACCGATGATGTTGTTACATATACAAAATATCAAATACAAGACACCGATCGCCCAGAGATTGTATCGAATTTGCTGTATGGAGATCCAAAATACCATTGGACTTTCTTTCTGCTAAATAGCAACTTAAAGGAAGGTAAAATTGGCTGGCCCATGAGTCTCACAGAGTTTAATGAATACATTGAAACTGACTATGATCCTTATATGTTTCTAGGAGGTACACTTATTACCGATGCCACCACGGATTTCCATTATTCAACACTCCCGCTTTCAGAAACTGATGCGGACTCTGTGGAAATTCTTGTATCAGACGACGAGGAGACTTTTAGTACAACCGACGCTAAGTTTGTTCGCAAAGACTTTACACGAATGGGAGTAATCTTAACTCGGCCTTCATCTGGTGCCGATCTTATCACACTTGATCTTGGAGCCACAAATAGCCCCGCGGTTGAAAAGAAGATTTATATAAAACCAAAGAGTGGGGCTGCCGGCACCGCATGGCTTGCGGCTGTAGAAGCTGCAGGCTATCCAACAGAAACCTTTACGATCGACGAAGCGAGTACAAAGGTTGTTCCTCTTAGTTATCTGCCCGCTTATTCTTATTCTCATTTAAAGAATTCAACTTATCAGTTTTTCTCTGAGACTGAGACAGATCAACCTCTTTCTCATTACGGAGTTATTGAGCAACATGACGAGCCTCCGGCTCAACGTATCACGTGGTACGAATATGAAGAGATTATTAATAACAGAAAGCGGGACATTATTGTGGTAAAACCTGCAGCGATTGAAGGTTTTGAAAGATCCTTTAAAAAATTGATACTTCAATAAAGTAAGTATGGCTATTGACGACAATATACCAAACTCCAATGCGTCTAAAAATTTAGATGCTGCGGGGAAACCCTTGTATCCTTCTTCTTATGTTTTTGGATCAATATTAATGATTAAAGAAGGAGGGAAAGAGGTTGATATTCAGAAGATTGTTACATCTCTTACTATTGTTGAAGAAATTTATTCACCACTTCTTACTGCAAGAATTCGCATTCGAGATAACGAAAACTTCTTTGATAAAAATCAACTCTCCGGCCAAGAGATTGTACGAGTTACTATTAACTATCTCCCAGATGCTGAAGCTGAAATATCTAAAGATGTAGAATACGAATTTGTTGTAAAAGACTATCCTCTGTTTGATAAAACAACTGAAAGTATTAACGTTCAGGAATACGAAATTAATTTAGTAAGTTCATACGCTTATCTTTCTCGTTTACAACAAATATCACTTGGTATTAAAGGAAATCCTATTGAAAATATAAAGCATATCTTTAAGTATTATCTTGGAGATCCTACATTTGAATCTAAGGAGCGGTTTCCTTGCACAATTAACGATCTTAAAGCAGTTATTACTCAAAAGACACCGTTGCAGGCAGTGGAATTTTTAAAAGGTACCTGCTATGATGAGTATTTCTCTCCTTTCTTTATTTACACAACTCTTCAAGACTCAACCGAAACTGGTTCAAAAATTATCGCAAGAAGTTGGGCCGACATTCTCGGGGAAGATAGCAATCCTGTGTATTACCCAGTGAATGAAAGTGAACCTTATTCTTTAAGACCATTTGAGAAAGAAGTACCAGGTACTCCTGAATATCGTAAACGCCTTAAAACTAAAATTATTAGATTTAAGTCTAATATTAAATTAGATAAACTTACTCAAGCCATTAACGGAGGAATTGGAAGTGTTACAGAAGTAGTTGATTTAAACGAAAGAACTTATACCGAAGAAAGATCACTACCTGGAAATCCCGCATCTCCTCGCGTGCTTTTGGAACAACGGGATGGTGAAAGTTCTAACTTTAGACGGGTAGCGAGAGAAGATCAGGACCCATTCCTTGGTCTTCTCAATAGAGGTTCGGAAACGTTTCAGGCACCAGATGGTCTTTATGATTTTAAATACTTAGAAAACTTAAGAATTAACGGAAAACGTCCAGAAATTGTTAAGACAATTATAGACGAACCAAGAACAAATCGAGAAGTTTATTACATTCCGGTGGATCCTTACGGTGAAGCTTTTCGGTCAAGTTCTGAAATTAAAAAAGAAGCTTTGAAAGACACCAAACTTTATAAAGCAAACATGGATGCTACATCGCATGAACTTGTTACCTATGGTGATTTAAATCTTAAAGCTGGAGGGAAAATCGAGATTGAAATTCCTAAAGCTGTTGATACTAACGAAGATGATGGAGGAATAGATGCGAACCTATCTGGAGTATATATTATTTCAGCAACCGTGCACGAGTTTGCAGGAGGTGTTTATACCAACCAGCTAAAAATTATTAGGGAAGGGTCTACTGAGGAAATTCTTGCCCTGAATACCACAGGACAAGATTTTAACCTAAACCAACAACTTGCTTAAAATGAATATTCAAAATTGGTTTATGGGTGTAGTTGAAGTGGAGCAGGATCCTCTTGGTATGGGCCGTGTAAAGGTTCGTTGCTTTGGGTATCACAATCCAGATAGAAAACTTCTTCCAACAAGTGACCTGCCTTGGATGCAAACCATCTTTCCGGTTACAGCTGGACCTGCTACCGGCAAAAAAGGATCAAGTCCAACACTTAAGATAAATTCAATTGTCTTTGGCGCTTTTTACGACGGCAGCGATTTACAAGATGCGGTTATCCTTGGAACCGTGCCGGGCGGAGAACTTAAACAAGCCAACTATGATCCTGAAACCGATGTAGGATTCGGTTCAGCGTTTGGTCCTTTTGGGCCGGGCATTCCAAATGCCAACGGTCCGCGGAATGATATGATTTCTTCTTCAGTCACTAGTGTGACCGCACCGCCGATGGCCAGTGTTCCAGATGATCAATACCCAGAACCCGCTTCGATTGGAGCAGGAGCCGGAAATAGTATTGCTTCTACCGCAGAAGGACAAGCTCGCTTAGGTATTACAGAAGATGATGGCGCGAATAGAGATAGAGGCGGAAAGATTCAAAAATATTGGTCTGCTACTACAACACCAAACAGTTTAGGAGCCCCTTGGTGCGGGGCATTTGCATGCTGGGTTGTTAAAAATTCTGGAGCTTTACCAGAAGATAAATTGCCAAAATCAGGATTTTCAAATAATTGGATTGACATATGGGCAAAGAAAAATTCTGATATCGTACAAGTGTTTCATAAAGGGGCAGATTCTGGTGGACTTCAGCGAGGAGATATTATTGTAAGAAGAAAAGTGGGGGATTCATCCGGCCACGTTTCGATTGTGACAAAGGCAAATGCTGATGGAACCTTTGAAACCGTTGATGGAAACTATGGAAATTCTGTTAAGAAAGTAACGGGTAGGAGGCAAAACCTCGGAGCGATGACAAACAGACATTACATTTTAAGAATTAAAGACACAGGTGTTCCACCTAACGAAGGCCTTCCTATTGATGCAGAGGCAGGTCAAGGAGGCCTTCCCGAGGGTGAAGGAGGCCTATCCGCCGACCTCTTTCCTTAATTGAAACAACGGTAATAGATATTAAATTGACGATTCAATGAGTAATACAAACCAAACCTCTGGAGCTGGACCTGCAAGTTACGCAGGTGCGACCGTTTATGATAAAGTTGAAGTAACACCATGCGGTCATGTATTCAGGGTTAACGATGAAGCTGGTAAAGAAGAATTCTCGCGCAGGCATACAACAGGTACCGTTGAGATTTTTGATCCAAGTGGAGGAAGGACACTAGAGGTAGTAGGACATAATTACACAGCTTATCTTAGTGGGACCGAGCTCAAAGTTGAGGGTGCATGTAATATAACAGTAATGGGCGACTGTAACCTTAACGTCGGGCCAAAAGAGGATCCCAATACCGGAGAAAAAACCGGAGGTAACTTTAAAGTTGAGGCAGAGAATATCTATTTAAACTCCCGCAAAACTACTAACATTTCGGCGGGAACAGGTATGAAAATAGAAACGCGATCAACAAGTGAAGATCGCAAGGATCCTGGTGGTAATATCGATATTATTTCTGCCGGAGAGTATCACTTAAAGGTCTTTGGAGAAGCTACCGAAAGGTTTGAGAAATCGCTTGAAACACATATTATTAAAGCTTTTGATTTGACTATTGGTGGAGATTACTTGACAAAGGTCGGAGAGAAGACTAAAGATGAAGAAAATGGTGGAGAGTATGAAGGTAATATGATTACTCGTGTTACAGGCCAAGTCGATATTATTGCTAAAAACAAATTAAAACTTGCGAGTAACGATGAAGCATTCCTCACTGCGAATAAAAATCTTGAAGTTAGAACCGAGCTGCAGCTTGACTTCCATAGCACTAATGATACTATTTTTAACTCAGATAATTTGACGGTTGAATCCGGCCCAGTTCATATCGTGGAGGAAGTCACCGCGGATAGTACAATTACTGCGGATGGAGAGATTAAATCTAATGATGACGTTACAACTTCCAGACCTGTATCGCTTAATAATCATACTCACCTACAAACTGACGGAAACGACCGCGGTGGCGGTGCGATTACCACTCCACCTATCTTTTAAGGATGAGCATTTGCGATAAAAATAATCCGCCCGAACGCTCTGATAAAGAGATTGAACTTTCTCGCCAAGAAAGGGAAAGAATTGAATCTGAAATTAGAAGTGAAACTTTAGATTCTCCCGAGACAACACCGGAAATTCCTGCCACTGTTCGTAACGATACCAACGAGTTTAATAGGTTATCAAATATTGATAATTCGATTAATAAAGTGACAGATGGAAAGGAACTTAAAGCTAGTAAGCTCCGGGAAGTTGAAAAACAGGTTCAGGTTGATGGCATTAATGCTAGTATTGATGAGATTATTAGAATTGCAGAAGCCCAAAACGTAGTACGAGTCGCAACATCGGGATCAGCTAATATAAGCTTTAGAAACCCACGTAATAAATCCGATTGCGGGAAAAATATCAATGACCTTTTAATCTCTCAGCTTAAAAACGTAATAATGAATCTGATTCGGGATACTGATAATGCCGAGCAGATGTTGGCTTTGCTTGATTCCTTAGAAAGGCTCGATGAGCAGATCAGCAAAATTTTTCAGGCCGTTGAAAAAGCTAAAGGTGCGTCTCTTTTGGATCTTTTAATCCAGGCAAAGAACGCTGGCTTTTTACAAAGAATTGGAATTATACAAGACATTCAAGATAAATTTGGAGGATCGGTTGGTAACCTGAGTGAAATTCTTGCCAATCTTGAAAGCTTTGATGTTTGCAATGCTTTAGACTTTAACAGCTTTGGTGGTGCTCTTCCTAGACCGTCAAAGGTTAATCCAGAACCTGCACCGCCTCATCCAGATCCTGGTCCGTTGATCACTACCAATCCAAGCACTGTGGCCATTACCGCAAAATTTATTGATCACAAAGACACTGCAGGGGATTTGATTGAAGGTGTTTATAACAACACAGATTTAAAAGATGATCCTTCGTATGGATCATTACTTACTTCTTTAAATACTCTTTATTACGCATTTAAGAATGAAGTTTCTGTAAATGGAACCTTAGGATTTGAAGAGAAGGCTGACCGGGAAATAGAAAGAATAATTGACATTCAACGAGATGAATGGTCGGGCGATATACTTAATGAATTTAAAGCTAGAGCGGAGTCTATTAGAGATCTTGTAATCGCGGATGCAGCTATTTTACAAGAGGATTATGCTAGACGTAATTCTCCTTAAACAAAAACAAACAAGATACGAATTATTATATAAATAGAAACAGGTAATGAATAGCATTCTTTCAGACTTTAATAAACCCAATTATCAGCCGACTGTTGTGTCTGGTGGTGTTTTTAAAGATGTCAGCTTTTCGTTTATTCATCCTGTGTCGGGTGACTTACTTCTTGCAACCGATATTGATGCTGTTAAGAATAGTATTAAAAACATTGTGTTAACACCGCTTGGTACTCGGCCGTTTTTTCCGGAATTTGGTACACGAGCAAATGATATTTTATTTGAATTAGCGGACGGGTTTACCGCCTTACAACTTAAAGATGAGATCGAGCGTGGTGTCAGAAAGTTTGAAAAAAGAATTTTAAACTTTCAGGTTAGCGTTACTGATGATCACGAAAGAAACGCATACCGTATCACAACAACTTTTCAAATGTCGTATGGCACCGACGTAGAATTTATTTTTCTTTTAATTAGAAACCGATAAACTTATGGCAATTAACGGAGAACAGCTTAATGTTTCTGAATTGGACTTTGCGCAAATTAAAGCAAATCTAATTGACTATTTTAAAAATAGCGAAACTGAATTTACAGATTGGGATTTTGAGGGTTCTAACCTTAATAACATTGTTGACCTACTGGCATATAATACTCATTATAACGCAATGTTGGCTCACGTTGCAGTAAACGAAAGTTTCATTGATTCGGCTCAATTACGAAGCAGCGTTGTTTCAGCGGCCAAACTTCTTGGATATATTCCCCGTAGTTTTTCTGCGGCTCGTGTCGATATCGTAGGAACAATTGGCGCCACTGCTGATTCCGCAAGTACTTATATTGTTCCTCGAGGAACGCGACTAACAACAACTTATAATTCTGATAATTATTCTTTTGTTATTCTTGATGATGTTACCAAGCTGCAAAAAACAACTGTCGGCGAATCGCATTACTATACCGTTACAGAGGAAGAACCTCTGATTGGTTACGAAGGTCGACTTGTTACCGCAACTTTTGAGGCTAATGCAGCTGACACGGCTCAGCGTTACGAACTAGGAGATGAAGATGTTGATATAAGTACGCTTCGTGTTTTGGTTTATCCAACCGGTGCGAAGAGCGAAGGAACCGCTACACGCTATAACCAATTTAGTACAATTGATGTTGATGAAGAATCCAAAATTTACTTTATTAATGAAAATAGTTCTGGTCGTTATGAACTTACTTTTGGTAACGGCATCTACGGAGACAAGCTTGATGCAGGTAACGTAGTTGAAATTCAGTATCTTGTGACAGGCGGGAAGTCGGGAAATGGTATAAACACTACCTTTTCAATTGCGGGTGATACAAGCGGTAACTTTGCCTCGGCGGGAACTTCACTTTCTATTATGTGCGGAGCACGATCAAGTGGAGGAAGCAATAAAGAAACCGTTACGAATCTAAAAAATAATGCAATCAACAGTTTCACGACTCAAGACCGCGCGGTGACAGCTGATGATTATAAGAATCTAATTACAAGCAATTTCGCATTTGTTCAAAGTGTAAGTGCATGGGGTGGAGAAGATAACGACCCCCCAACATATGGCACGGCATTTATTTCTGCAAAGCCAAATTCTTCTTATACAGACGAGGTTATTACTGAATCGGATAAAGCCTCTATTCTTGACTTTCTCAAATCTAAAAAGATTCTTGCTATCACACCCCAAATTGTTGATCCTGAGTATGCAAATATTGTACTTGACATTCTTATTAAATACAATCCAAGTATTTCCTCGCTAAGCGCCTCAGAGCTAGCAACTGAGATTAAAAATAACGTTGTAACTCCTTTTGCGGAGACGGACATCAACGGATTTGATACCATCTTTAGGCATTCGCTATTCCAGAAAAAGGTTGATACACATCTTGGTTCGATAATGAACTCTTTGGTTCGAGTTTTCTTAAGTAAGAAAATTACTATTCCGGCTGATGGAAGTATTTCAGATTTCACCGTTAAATTTGGAAATTCGTTGACGCCCGATGATGGAAAGGTGCTTAACACAATTTTAACTAATCCTGTTCATACCATTGCAGGAAAGCAAATTTATATTAAAGACGAACCTGGCGCTGATCAATTTGTAAGAAACGTTTATACATGCATAATTGAAAATGGCGTAACAAAACGAATTAGTAATATTGGAGAAATTAATCTCGAAACTGGCGTAATGGAATTAAGCGATTTGTTTGCTGATACTACAACAGAGATAACATTTATTGCCAATACAGAAAGTAACGACATTGTTGGTAAAAGAAATCTTTTATTGAACATTGATACTAATAATTCAAACATCTCGGCATTTCCAGATGAGATTGCGCGAGGAGGAGGTTCTCGTTCGATAGAATATAATACATTTAGTAAGGATCGTACCCCTTCTTCTCAAAGTGGGGGATCATCCACTTCAACTGGCAATACAACATATTAAATAAAACCGGATGGAGTTAAGTATAGCAACAGGAACCGCGACTGCGGTGGAAGCGCAAACAGTTGAATCTGTATTGCCTGATCACTTTGAAACAGACGCACCTGAATTAATAAAGCTACTTAAGGCGTATTATCGCCATCTTAATAAAGAGCTTGCGCCTTCTTATGAACTAAATAATTTAATACGTCAACACGATGTTGACCGTGCAAGCGAAAAATATTTGGACGCAATTGAGCGAATGATCGCTTCGGTAATTCCTAAAAGTCGTTCGCTTGATCGTGTTAGGTTATTTAAGATTATAGCTAACTACTATAACAGCCGAGGATCAGAAGAAAGTATCTATGCCTTCTTTCGTATTTTCTATAACGAACTTATTACTCTGGTTTATCCAAAAGAATACTTATTCACAGTAGCTGATTTGGAAAAAGGAACCACTTCAACAAAAAATAGAATTCGCGACAGCTTTCGTTGGCAAGAGTTCTCTTATGTGGTCAACTCGCAATCAGATCAGGCCGATTGGAGAAATGAATTTATTAAGTTTATTCACCCTGCTGGTCTGAAATTTTTCGTTGCATTAACACTTGAACTTATTCAAGACAACGATTGGATCAAAGAAGCGCTTGAGTACTATTTGAATGTCACAAAGGTTGTTAAACTTACTTCGGAGTTGCCAACTGGAGAGAACGCTCCCGATAATGGAACGCTTTACATTGTAACCGATGCTAATGACGGCGATGATCCTATCACAAAATTCGATAACGTTCCGAGGGTATTTAAATACAGCACTGAAACTTCCCCTGAAGGTTGGGCCGAAGTTGAATCGGTTCTGTCATTCGCTGATTGGATTGATTGGGATACTTTTTTTGGTAAGCATACTCCACAGGATCAGTATATAGATCTTTCTTTAGCATACTTGTTTAAGGTATTGATGGGTGATGGTGGTTATCATTATCTCACGCACACTAGATTAATCTCTGATAAAAAAGGAACACCCGCTGTTGATCGAGATTCGCTAAAAGCATTTTTCAATAAATTTATTTTGTTGCGGTTTGCTTCAAATGATAACACCATTCAAACCGCATATCGAGAAGATTGGACCGGGGAAACTAAATTTATAGATAACGCGGCTTGGGGCGAATATGGAAATGCTACAATCGCTGAAGCTGGGGCTGCATATACAAAGTATTCTGATGGAGCCTTTAAGTATCCTTCGGCTTTTGAAGTAATTGACGAATCGGAAGTTCCTTATCTTGATTTTATTGAAAGTGATTTAGTTGTTGAAGATTTTAACGAACCAATCGACTCTCCTATTACATATATTCCAGCGGCACTATCTTCTTCTGAATATACCGAAGGTTGGATTTCATTTATTATTGATACGGACAACGACTCCAGTCCGAGACAACCTCTAGACCACGAACTGCTTAGAATTGAGACTCCAGGGGGGTCGAGCACCGAGGTCTGGATTAGTATACATGAACCCGATTTTGCCTCCGTCTATGGCAGTGGGATAGTGATTAAAAATACTGAACTATTTCAGATTGGCGATGTATTTGTAAACGGTGTTCTTGCTATTGACCGTGATGGAAACAATTGGTATGATGATGGACCACTAAATGTAGTAAATTTCCCCTGGACTAACGTTCTCCCGGTTGAGGGAAGTGGAATTAAACACATTTTAATGCGGTATAGGTGGAAGCTTCCTTATGATGTAGATTCACTCACTCTTGAGTCCGGATTCGATCCCCGGTTTAGAGCGCTGTATCACTCCTCTGCCTTTTCAAGAGTTAATTTAAACATTGAAAGATTCAAGAATGCGATACCTGATGTTGTTAATAGGCTTAACGGTGTAGTTAAATATTCCGACACCCCTTCTGAATACAAAGTTAGTTATAACACACACTTTAACAACTTTAGTGCTGGATCATCCATTGATTTTTATACACGATCGTTTCTTGATTCTTTATCAATTGACGAGTTTGACTTTATTATAGATCCGCAAGCCGACTTTTCACCAGATGATGGTTCACTCGCAACAGAACACTTTGTGTTTACAGGAACAACAGAAGTCAATTCTAATGACAGTCCTCAAGATGATGTTATTGACGTGCTTCATACATTTGAATCGGATGACTCTGATCTTTATTTTCAATTCTCGGAAGCGCAGAGAACCTGGGCCCTTTATACTTCAGACTCAAGTCCTGAAGGAGAACAACTGTTTATTAATCGCACACCTTGGACAACCTATCCCTTTATCCCAGAAATAACAGATATTGATTATACTCAATGGGAAACAGTTGCATCCTATGATGATTCCACCCCGCTTTTTGGAAGTTCTTATCCTTTGGCGGCAATAACTTCGGATGATCGTTTTATTAACATACTATATAAAAGAGGCTGGGATAATAATTCACCGGCATATGAGTCTCCTTCTCAAATATTTTTAAGCAGCATTGAAACGATCGACGAAGACGATTCACCGCATTATACGCACGATACACAAACATCTTTTCAAAATTCTTTTGTATTTACC